TTGTTATTTCACGATTAATACCTAATTGAATGGCATTAATAAAATACGGAGTATTAATTATTGAGGTTGTTTGAGTTCCACTACTGTAGTATATATTACCTTCAGTTAGTATAAATTCTTTACGATTTGTATAAAAATCATTTAAAGTAACAGGATTTTCAATTTTGTTGTTTAAAATTTTAAAGTCGGTAAACGGTTTTATAATATCCTTATCATTATTACTTCTATTCCCAAGAGGTGTTTTATAATTTGATATTTTTTTAGTATATGTATTATAAAATAATGAATTACTTGTTTTATTAAAATCATTATCAAATGAAAATTTATTTTTACCATTTGGTAAATTTTGTCTTCTCCATTTTTCACTTGTAAACGGCATCAAATCATAGTCTGTTCGAATATTATGAACACTACTCCCAATATAATTTTCAAAGGATTTATCACCTTTTAATGTTATTTGAATTGATGGTAAATCAGATTGTAACACAGCGTTAGGTGATTCTATAATTTTTTCTTTTAAATATTGAGTATTAAAAACCCCCTTTTGTAAATTGTCATAATAAGTATTTTGACCGGAATTAGTAATGGCTAAAAGGTTTTGTATATAAGTTTCAACAGTAAAATCAGGTCCATTATCACTAAATATTAATTGTAAGTCAGGTGATAAATTTAAAATAGAATTTAATATATTAGTACCCTCAGATTCATATAAGAATTGAATTAAATTACCATTGTATTTTGGTTCACTTAACCTTTTTCTTAAAAATCCATTATATTCAACAATAGAACTAATCCTTTCATACACCTCAAAAAAGTAATCAACAGTTTCCAAATTAGAATAAGGTGTATTAGTTGGTATGGTATCAAATCCTGAAACCATAACTCTTAACACTTCATTAGTTTTTTCTAAATTACTTTCAGGTGCAGGTGGTGTTTTTCTTTGGGTATATCCTTTTAAAAATTCTTCAACAAATTCAACCTCAGGCCAAATGACATAGTCATATGCCTTTGTTTTTGATATAACTGATGGGTCACCTGGATATGTTATTTGGAATTTTTGTTCACAATTTATACTTTTATCAACCACATATAATGGCCACGGATATACTGGAGAGTTAGTATCATTAGGATTTTTAACATCAACATCTTTAACCGCATTTTTTCTTTTTTTATTATTTCTTACGTCATTAGCAGATACATGAACATCATTAAGTAATAATAAAAATGCTTCTGCCGATGCTAATATAACACCCATTATATTTTTAAGACTTGGTACAAATCCTAATCCTGAAGCATCTGATATAAATTTTGTTAACTCATTAGTTAATTCGTTTTCAACATCTTGGGTTTTTTTCTGTAAAACCTCTTGTATTTGATTTAGTTGTTCATTAAATCTATTTACACCATCAAAATTAAAAAACCAATATTTTAAAATTTCTTTTGGAGTTGTCTCACCATTATCATCATTTAATTCATTATTAATGTTATTAACGGTATTGAATTCGGTTTCAGTTTCCGATATTTGAACTTGGTTAGCTTTACCCTTATTATTATCAGGTCTTAATTCGTATGTTTTAGCAAAATCAACACTACCATTATTAATGGTTATACCAATACTATTTAAATCAATTTTAACAGGAATAAAATACTTTCCACTAGTTCCAAATGTCGGATTACTTAATAGTTTTTCATTATATTCTTTTATCAGACTTTCAAGTTTACTAATTGCGGTATATTTTTGACTGTTAACGTCATCAGTATTTTCAATAATAGATTCATTATTTTTTTTACCGTTATATGTATAAATTTTTAATCCTTCGTTATCTTCATTATTAAATTCACCTGAAGTATTATTATAGATAAAAAATTTTTTTTCAGATAAATAAGTATTAAACCATGATGTACCTTTTCCTGTTAAGACTTTTTTTCGATATTCTTCAATTATTTTATTATATTCTTTAATATCACTAAGAGGTCCTAATGAAAGTTGACCAAACTGAGCTAAACTATAATTAATAAAATTATCCAATTTAGTAATTAACTCTTGTATAGTTAATTCAGGAACATTATTATCAATTAATCCTTTATCCTTATATTTCGCATAAACTTCTTTTATTTTTTTTAAACCCTTTTGTTCAATAACTTGACTTACATTTTGTGTTTGCGGAGATATTTGTGATAAAGAAGCGTTTGTATTGTTTGATGAATTAACTGACGCTCCATCACTTACTCGTTTAATATACATTTGTGGTGTCGCCAACAAAGACCCCATTGTAATATCAGTTAATACATTAAACTGATATGCAATGAAATTAAGAGTAATTTCAAAATTACCAGATGATGAGTTAAATGATGAATTAAATTTTTGTAAAATAATCGGATATCTAATTGCTTTACCATAATACCCTTTTAGTGTTAAGTAAAAAACAGGATATGGTAAACTAAGAAATGCCGCGTAAATTGAATTATCCCCACTTTCCATTAAAGCTCGACCTTTTGAGTCTTCAAGAGTTACAGTTATCGTTGGGATAAATGACGAGTTAATTTTATAAGTAACGCTTTTTAAACCTAAAAGTTCACCATTAATAATATTTGGGTCGCTAACATCACTTTGTAATTTAGTCCAATTAGTTGTTAAATAATCTTGGTCATTAGGTTTTAAAAAATTAACTTTACCTATTGCAATTTGTGTTAGAGTTGTACCTTTCTCATCACCACTAACTAATCTACTTCTTGGTTTAAGGTCACATTCTAAATTAACATAATATATTAATTCTTCATGTTTGACATATCTGTCTTCAGGATTACCATATTGGTTTAATACACGATTAGGATTAACAATAAAAATGTTATCAAAATTTTTCTCTACAAAAATGTCATTACTCTCCATAATAATAGAAGTACTGTTGAAGTGCTGTTTTATAATCTAATAAAGAATTGTTTAAAGGGAATGGTATATTAAGTACCGCATTATCAGGTATATCAATTTCAGACCCACCATACTGTGGATTAGATTGCATTATTAACCACCCAAAATACGGTGAGTTATAATACAATTGTGATACTTTATCTAATCTTGATACTCCAACCCTATATATGTATTTTTTATCCGTAGTTTTTAAAGGTATGTTAACAAAAGGTAAAGTAGTTTGTTCACCATTTACGGTAAAATTTTGGTATCTATTATAATATTCGTTCGCCATTAGTTAAAATATTTTTTACCATTATAGGTACTATTATCGTTATTAATATTAACATTTTTATAGACATCGGATAAATTTGTTTGTTGTGTAACCGTCGAACCGACACTTGTAAATGTAAAATCTCTATCTCTTCCTTTTATACTAACATTATTAACTTGAGGATTATATGTTTTAAAAAACTTATACTCATTAGAATTAAATGTATCGTTAACTAATGCGTTTTCAGTATTTTTTTCTTCAGTAAATGAACTAACAAGAGAATTAACCGATATTCTAACTTTATCTACAACTTGTGGTAATGTTTGTGATAATAAATTAGAACTAACATATTGTATAAATTCATTTCTAGTTGTTTCATTTATGATATCATTAGCAAATAGTGTGTAAAATAAATTAACACTACCTGTTGGACTTAATGACGTTAGTGGAGTAAAATAAACACTCGGTGTTGTTATTTCTAAAATTAAATTTTTACTTAATAAGAAATCGTAATAATCTTTAATATCGTTAGCAATTTTAGTATAGTCATCTCTAATGTCTGTTAGAGTATCCGAAGTGCCAACTAAAACACCTGTATTAGTATATATTATTGGTGTTCCATATGTCGCAAGTTTACCGTCGGTAGCATTACATATTAAATCCATTTTTCGATACCCCTGATATATTTCGGATTGATTAACTGATATTGATTGTGTTTTATTTGATATTAAATTTAATATTTTATTTTTTTGTGTTTGAGCAATTGATTTTAAATTACTAGTAACAATCCTAATATCATTAGCTGGTACATTATTTAATAACAAATATTGGGTGATAAAATCAGTGTTATTTTCAACTTCAGTAATATAAGCACTTGTCACATTATCAATGTATTTTGAATAATCATTAAATTTACCTAATATTTTAACATTAGTAATTGGTGATTGTAAAGAATTAAAACTTCCGTTATTAAACTTCCTATCACTAAATATTTGTGTAAATACACCATAGTTAGTGTCGTTAACAATTGATTTAATAAAACTTTCAACCAAATTAAAATAGTTTTGTGTTGAATCAACATTACCATCAAAAAATGATTTGTAACTAATTGTTCCTGTTTCAGAACCGTTATTTTGAGTTGACTGAGTAATTAATCCAATAGTCGCCCCACCATCGGTTGGGTTTTGTGTTGTCGCTTGATTTGAAGCAATTGTATTGTTTGATGGTTGACCTGCAATACCTTGTAATGTTTGTAACGTAGTTAATGCGTTTTTCGTATCTTGAACAATAGCAGTTAATTGAGTTGTATCAGTAGATACTGCCCTCTCATCATATATTTCAGTATTTGCGTAATAATTAAAGGATAACGCATTTTGTAATCTTTCAACAGGTTCTTTAAGACCGTGACCACCAATCATTTTATAAGTTAATTTAACTGTAACAATCATTGGTTGTACTCCAACACCTTCAGGATTAATATCTAAATTTTCATAACTTAAAGTTAATCCTCCATCAGGTACAATTTTACAATTATAAAAATCACCAATTCTTAACACCAATATAGGTGGTGTACCAAAATTAGTATTAAACGAATCTTTGTTAATAAATTCACCTCCCTCATTTTTAGTCGGTATTGTATTACCAGGTCTAAAACATTGATTTAAAAATGTTAATCTTGAATTAAATCCTTCAGGAGTTATTGAGTGAAACGCTGGGTTAAAGAATTTAATTTTTGTTTTATAACTATCATATAAAAATGGGTCCTGTTCTTTAAGAATTTCAAAATAATTTTGTTCGTTTAATAAATTTCTTATTATTTTTTTACTGATATTTTTAGCCTTTGCTTCAATACTTTCTTTATTCTTTTTCTTATTACCAAATAAATCTGCCAAAAATTGACCAGGAGAATTTTTTAATCTTCGAGTATTACTTTGTGGATTAGCATCATTTGGCACATTTGCACTTTCATCTGTAGGTGACGGTTGTACTAAATTAATAGTACTTATTTTAATCGCTCGACAAAGCATTGCAGTTTTTGTAAAATTAAGTGCTGGGTCCACAGGATTAAACTGATTACAATTAACACTTTCAAAACTTTGACTTGATTGTGGTATTGTATTGTCAATTACAGAATCTAAAATATTATATTTTAATTTTGTTTGTGATTCATAATATGATAAATTTTTACCATCAGTACCTAAACTAAATTCATTAAAAAATAATTTAATACTATTAAGTAAATCTTCATTAGTTGATAATGAAGCATCCGCAGATTCATTAACACCTTGTGTCCCTTGAAAAACTAATTCTACACCCCCTCCTTTTTGTAAAATTGTTGCTACTTCATTTCTTAAATCAACCATTTTATTATAGTTTTCAGTTATTACTGAACTAAAAATTAAATTAGTATTTTCAGTCGGATTTTGTGCACTATAAAATGCAATATTTGCAGGATTTGTATAATTAGTGTATAAATCTTGATAGTTAACTGGTGAATCATCATAATCAAAATAAAAACCCCAATCACTGAAACTTTGGGATAATGATATATTTTCGGTACCGATAGGTGTTCCTCCCTCAGACGGTAGTGATTGTAATGCCTCCACTTTATCTTCATCAGACACATCACCACTTGATAAAACCTCCTGATATAACTCAGATATTGTATTAAAATCTAATTGTCCGAATTTTTTAGCCAATTCATATATGTCATATTTTTTACATCCAGCGAAAAATGAATTAACCACACCATTAACAATTTCACTATTTTGATTTTCTAATTCTTTATCCGCAATTAAATTTAATACTGATGGATGGTCAACAATTATTTTAAAACCAACTGAACCAGTTCTTGTTGTATTGTTGTAAGTGTAAATTGGTTCAGGTCTTCCTATAAATTTAGTTTCCGTAAATGATGCTGTAGTTGAATCATCAAAAGTTAAATCATAAGGTGGAAACCACATAATTCTACCACCATTAGGTCCTTTTTCACAATCAGGTAATGATTCAAATTCAGGTGAATTTTTCCATGCCAAATTTTCAATAGAAAACATATATTTTTTAACACTCCCACCTAACATAGATGTACCACCATTTTTATATGGTACAATATTCAAGTTATAGGCACTATCTAAAACTGAATATGAATATCTTCTAATATTACCATTAGTGTCAGCCCCACTAGTATTTGCATAAGTCCCTTGTAAGTCACCGTAAGTACTGTAAGGTCTATCTTTTGAAAAAATTCTACAATATTCGGTACCAACTTGTTGTCCACTTTGGTCAATATATTTTTTAATTTTAGAACCTTTTGTTAATTCTTTATACCCATCCCAAAATACTTTAGACACTTGATTCATTGCATTACCAACATGTCCTAATCTATCTTTACCTTGAGCAGGTGTTGAGTCAATAATTCTTTGTGTAACATCTAAAATAGAACCTGGTCTGAACTCATACCCTGTTGATAATACTTGCGAGTACGACGAACTTAATGGTGTGAATTGTGTGTTATTTCCATATATTCTACCATCTTGACCAACTGTTCTTCCTGCTTCAACTTTTGTTAAATTTGAAATCCAAACAAATCCTCCGTCAAATACAGGTCTTTCACTATATGTTTTACCCGCTAACCCGAATTGAAAATTTTGGTCTCCCTCATAAAGTATTCCAACCTTATCAGGACCGTATACCGTCGTTTGCATTGGTATACCAAAGGCATTGACAGGTGTTGCGTTAGGTGGTGATGATACACTCGTAATATCACTTTCTTGTCTACCGATATATAAATTACCAATTGAGTTAGGATTATCAAATAGATTAGCAATAAATGTACCTACTTGAGTTCTTGTTAATGTATAATCAGGTTTGTATCTATTATATGCTAAGGTATTGAATAATACTGATTTTTGTCCTGAACCAGTATTGTTTAAAAATATTATAGATGGATTTTGTCTATTTAAAATATTACCACCTAAATTACCCAAAGTTTGTAAAGGTGTTATCCCTTGTCTTTGTGGTGAAGAAAAATAACTTCCTTCAATTGGTGACGCTGGTAAATATGTACCTGTTATCTTTTGAATGAAAAACGCAGCGTAATCAATAAGTCCATCAGGTACTGTAATTGAATAATTTCTTTGTATTAAAGGTTCTTGTCCTGTTGCAACTAATGTTGCATCAAACACATTGGTTAACGCATCAAGATTAATTAAACCTATAGTGTTTCTTTCAATTTCACGTGCAATTCTAGCTTGAAAAGCTTCGGTAAGTCTTTCAGCTCCAATTTTTTGAATATAAGAATCATTCCCTAATTCAGGGTCATTATTCAATATTTCAAATACAGTATAATCTCCTTGAACAAAGGATTGTGGATAAACACCTGAAAGTAATTTTGTTTTTGGTAAAATATTTTCAGTAACAATGAATAAATCTGAGTAATTTTCTTCAGGTGTGTATCTGTTAACAACCGCAACATTATCAATAAATGCTTCATTGATAAGGTCCATTTTAGTATCGTTTGGACTATACTCTGATTGTCCACCCGTATAATCTTTAGGATATGATGGTATAGTTACACTATTAACAATTTGAGCACCATCAATAAAATTACCTGAAGGACCAAATATATTAATTGCGGTCATTTCAGTTGGTTCAGTAAAAATAGTATTACTTACATTTGGGGTATCAATAGGTGTTATATCGTTTAAAATAGTTTCGAAATTAACAGGGTCTTGATTACTTGAGAAAGCACCATCAATTTTGTAAGGTTTTAAATTTCTACTTACAAGTTTTTTTCTAAACTGTTGCGAACCACCAAATGATAATATATTTTCAGACATTTAGTTCTTTTATAATAAATAGAATAAATTAGGTTTTATGCAGTCAAACCAAAATTTGTGTTCGCTTGATTTATAGTATCAATAATTTGTTTTTGTAAGGTAGGATTATCTCTTAAAGATTTAGAAAACGCATTCGCAACATCAGCACTTACTGGACCATCTACTTTATGAGTAAAAGCAATTTCAACTTTTGAATTGTTTGGGGTATTACTTTTTGATTGTGATGATGCCATCATTGTTTCTTTATCAATCATAGCAGTTTGATTTGGTTGTGGTTTACCTTGTCCTAATAAATTTTCTTTAAATTTTTCACCCTGAGTCATGGTGATAATACTATCCTGTTCTAAAGGTGTTATTACACCATCAGGTGTTATAATTGAGTCTTTAACACCAACACCTTTTAAGAATTTATCAATTCCATCTGTAAATTTATCAATACTACCTGAAAATAATTTAGTCGCTAACGTTGTGGCGAGGTCAATACCACTCATACTTTGAAGTTGACTTTTAATTACGTCACCACCAAGGTTTATTGACTTATCTAAAATACCTGTTAATGTGGTTTTTAATTCATTAGCAGTACCACCGTTATTTAATAAGTCAAAAAGTTTATCAACATCAGTACCCATTTGATTAAGAATCTTAACTGTATCGGTATTATTAGCACTAAGTAAATCCAATGCGTTTTTTTGGTCGCCCGTCTTTTCTAATCCTAAAACTCTTGTTTGTCTTTCTTGAGCACCTTCTAAAATTTTAGTACCCATATCAGTTGTCGCAATTAACATTGATATTGAATTATTCATTGCTACTTGTTGAGCAACCATCTGACCTTGTAAACCAAGTTGTTGGTAAGCAATATCTTTCATTTCAGCAGTTTCACTTAATTGGCCTTCTTGTAATTTTTCTAATTCACCAGGTTGTAATTCACTTAATAATTTTTCTTCAAATTCACCTGTTTTTTCATTTTTTAACTTAACAGTAAATCCTCCCTTATCCTTATTAAACTCTGACATGTTAGCAATCATAGTTTTTTCTTCATCAGTAACATTAAACCCTAACTGACTAAAATCTATTTCAGATAATTTTTTATCTAATTTAGCGGCTTCTAACGACATTTTTGATAACTCACCCGAACTCATACCTAAAGCTTTTTCAACTTCATTTATTTGTCGTCTAGCACCCGGCATAATTTCAAACTGTCCTGTTTTTTCATTAAAAACACTATATTGTTTACTTAATTCAACAAGTTGATTTTGTAACTCAGGAACATTGTTTTGAGCTAAATCCATTAATTTAATTGGGTCAAGTAACGCTCCTGAAGCGGCTCCCAATCTTTGTAATGATGCAGATATTTCAATTGCCGCTTCGGGACCTCTATTAAATATGTCATCAGCAACTTTAAAAGTACTTGCCATATCCATCCTTAAACTAGCGGCCTTTGCCGCCATTTTGGCAAGTCCGTCAACCCCATTTGGAAATCCAAACTTATTTAGTTTTTCTAAGTTATCAACAACACTTTTAGAAACAACTTGAGCGTTAACTCCCATGTCTCTTGAGATTTTAGTAACACTAGTCATAGTATCACTAATGTGGTCCATAGAAAATCCAGCATTTTGAAATCCTGTTAATAAATCTTTAGCTGCAACACCAGTTACTTTAGTAACTGCCACTAAATCAGTTAGATTTTCAGAACTAAGTATAACATTTCTTTGGTTTACATCTAAAAACTCTTCCTGAGCTTTTTGAATATCGGCTAAAGAACCCCCAAATAACGCGACGTTAGAATAAGCTTTGCCAAAAGATTCTTTTATTTGTTCCGAATTTTGTGAACCAGTACTTAATTTAGTAACAACTTTGGACATTACCGCATCAACATCTTGTATAGCTTTAAATGTTGATTCAAGTGAAGTTTTAAGAGCTAACCCACCTCTGGTGGCATCACCCATATTTGAAAGAAAAGTAGTAAGGTCCTTACCAATACCCAAGTCTTCGTTACCCACAGCTGAAGGGTCAACTCCTCCCCCCGTAGTTCCAGGTGGTCCAAACATCATCATAGTTTTTTATTAATAAATAACACAGATTAAGTTTTTGGCATGTTCATCTCAATAATAGTGTCCACCAAATATCTACGATGTGATATAGGAATAATTAAAAAATCGGAATATGACATATACATAAACCGACTTAATAAAAGATATTGGTCCAATAAATTTTTTATATAATCAGAAGAAAGGGCGAAAAAACTCCACCCCAAAGGCAATCCGTGATTTGACCTTTTTTCCTGATGGGGCGATAAATTCTCTCTCTAAATTAATAGACGGTTGATTTTTATTTAAAAATTGTGTGATATATTTTGAATCCATAATTGGCATCTTATCGATAAATTTAACTATTTCACCTTTATCGTCATTACCATCAATAGATACAATTTGTTTTGCCAATCTCCATGTAACTCTTGGAGCAACCATATTTTTAGGATATGAACTTTCTCTATCGTTTAATTCTTTTTTATCTCCAAATGTCAACAATTTTAATTTAACCGGTTTGCCCGATTTTGGAAGTACCGTTGTAAACAGACCATTTTCATCAGGTTCAACTTCAGGTTTTACAAAATCTAATTCATCTAACGTGATTGTTGATTCAAATGTTTGTTCAGTTTGTGGGTCCAATAAATTAAATGTGTATTCAGCCCCAAATGATGTATTTCTTAAAAAAATTAATATTGCTTCAATATCACCATCTAACATTTCCTCAATTTTCAAATCAGGTTCGTAAACTTTAGCTCTAACTAAATTATGAATAATTTGGTCACCACTCATATTTGAAGCATTTGCCAAAATGTTTTCATCATTAGCCGTTAAAAAACCAACTTTAACAGATTTTTTTTTATTTTTATAAAATCTACCTTGACTCGGTAATTGGATTACGTCGTGTGGTAAATTAAAACTCATCTGATTAACATTTTGTTCTTCCATAAACTTGTTTTTGTTTATAACATATTATATTTTATTTGTTTGTAAATAAAAAAACCCACATTTCTGTGGGTCTTAATATAAATTTTGTAATAATATTAGTAAAGTAATACACAATAATCAGGACGAAGATTTAAAGTAATATCAGCTAATGCGTCATCAGAATAACCAACTGAACCAAAATCAACTGAAGTTAAGAAACACTGTATTAAAGACCACTTTTCAATAACAACACCTGTCGGGTCTAGCATTTCAAGTTCAATATCTTTTTTATAACCCGCAGCATATCCCATACGACCTGTTACAGATTCCGCATGTAAACGAACCCATTCCATCATGGCTTGAGCCGCTGAAGGTCCGATTGGGTCACGAAGTTTTACACTAATCTCACCCCATTCGTATATACCAGCAACATATCTTTTTGTATTTAAAAAAGGAATTTCAGTACTTTTAATTGTCATTTTTGGTCTAGAAGCCGTTTCTACGAACCATTCGTTAATACCTAGTTCTGAAGGGAATCGTAGTATAAACCTGTTTTTTCTTTTAGGTTCATACGGAAAAGGCATTTTCATCAGTAAATCAGCCATATTATTTTGTTTTTAAATTTTCTTTTATTTTTATTATAAATAGTCCGTTATAAAAATTTTTCTATTTACTTCGGGTTTTTTTTTATTCAAACTTGCTATAAGTCCAGTTTATAAATATTAGTAGTTTTTCTTTTCTCCTCCATGTGTAGATATTGTTTGAATAATATTTTCTGGGTCTTTGGATAATTCATCTTTAACTTTTTCTAAATTTCTTAAATCATCATCTGAAAATCCAATAGTTGGTATAAATCTATTACTAATATCATTTTTAAATCTAGCTGGTTTTTGTAACTGGTCGGATAAATATTTTACATAAGATTGGAATTCTTTTAAAGCCTTAACTTTACCAACCTCAGGACTTTGTGCTGAACCTTCCCCAAAAGTTACTGGATAATACTTGTTCATATCCATATAAGCAGAAATAAGTTCTTTATCTGACATATCTTCATCACCAGCAATATCTCTAAACTTTCTTAAATTTTTAATCAATTCTTTTTTGGAAATACCTTTAAAATTGGTTTCAATCATATTTTCAATTGCCCTACGTAAAGCTAATGGTGAATGTCCCCTTGCAGTTACGATTGAAAAAATTGAACCTCCATTGATTGCTTCCACAAAATCACCCCATGCAGGACCTTCTTTTGCCATCATAGCATCAATGATGAATCTTTTATCACCTTTAGTCCCAAAGTTTCTAAACGGGTCTTCTGCAAACCCTACAACTGTTTTTTTCTTATATTCAAAAGGTTCAACACCAACTTTTACACGATACTCCGCAAAGTCTTCTGTCGACATACCAACTTCATCTCCATTTTCAGTACGAAGAATTATTTGTGTTGGCATTGTAAGAATGTTATCATCCCAATCAAAAGCATAATACTTTAAATTTGGTGTAATTTCCTCTTTAAAATTTTCAACTAAATAAACTTTCATATATATAAATACTATGAAAATAAAAAACCCCCACTTTCGTGAGGGTTTTAAAATATATGTTCTTTTTATTAGATATTTTCAAAAGACGCTCCTGTTGGAGTGATTAAGAATTCGATATCTATAAATTCAAGAGCTTTAGTTGGTTTGATATAAATCTTACCTACCATTTGGTTAGCATCTAAATCTTCAGGTGTGTTTTGAACAACAACACGGAAGTCATACAAACCTCTATCTCTACGAATTGCATCTAAGATAGGATTAACTGAATCTAAGAATTGTTGTCTTACTAAGTTATCGTTTTGTTCGAACAATAATCTTACGGCTACTGCTGAAATCAACTTACGAGCTTGTAACAACAATCTTCTTACGTTAATTCTGTCAAGAGCTGACTCTCTAATTTGAAGAGTTTTATTACCCCAAATTACAGTTCCAACATCGTTGAAAGTTGCGATTGGGTTAATTCTTCCTTTGTAAAGAGTGTCTCTGTCTTCTTGAGTTAATCTCTTACGAGCTCTAACCGCATTTACAACACCTCTTGTGTAACCCGCAGTTGCGAACCAAGGGAATGCTATGTTATCAGTTAATGCAAAGTTACGAGTAACTTCTGCAGTTGACGGAATATAGATTTGAGTGTTGTTTACTGTGTCACGAGTAAGAACCCATGGATAGTAAGTTGCGGTGTAGTTAGAATCTATACCCGTAGCTTCTAAGTTATCAACAGCTTCTTGTACGTAGATTAAGTTATCCATAGATGTTGACGACTGTAACAAATCAAAGTCAGGTGTCGTACAGATGTAGATAGAATCTGCTCTTTCAGTTTCAACAACATTAATAGTTGATTCTACTAACGCTCCGTTGTTTACATAATCAATACCAGGTGTAACTAAAACGTTAATGTTAGTTATTTCAGGATTTGCGAATGATTGAACACCTAACAAATATGCGTAATAGTCAGTATTTGCGTAGTCAACTGTGTTATCACCTACAGTGATTTGTTTAAACGCTCCCCAACCTGTTGCATCTACGTATGGTACACAACCAGCTAACGCTCCTTGTTTATATCCTGTACTACCTAAACGGAATGTGTCAGCATTTGTTCTATATTCTCTATAGATGTCCCAACCATCAAAACCACCTTGTACCAAGAAAGTAAACTTACGAGAGTATAAGAAGTAATATGGATTAGTTTGTGAAGTCGGTTCAGAACTAAATGAACCTGCTCCAACATCAAATGCCGTTGTTCCACTATTAGAGTAAAGATTAGCAATTTTAACTGAAGTTGCTCCACTATCCATGTGGAAACCTTTAGTTTGTAATCCCCAACCAACATGTGACGCTTCAGTACAAGTTGTTGTTGTTGGATTTGGCATCCCCTTGTATTGGAAGAAGTCAGGGTCGTAACCAGGTGAGTCAGATGAAAATGCCACAGCTGAAGAAATACCTAAATATGTTTTTCTTATATTATCACCTGAGCTTTGTACTGGGTTATCAACACCTGATGTGTTACCAAATGGAGGGTTATAAATAACTTCACCAGGATAATCATATTTAGTTTTGAAAACTTGGAATGGTGATTTAGCACCTGTGTATTTACGAGTAATAAAACCTTCAAATCCACAAGGTAACGCATCTATTGGTGCTTCAGTATTAACTTCAACCATAATATACTTTGACTTGATTACATATTCACCATCAGATGTACCAACTTTCTTAGCGATGTAATTATTTTCGCCTGCGTCCATACTACAATTAGTGAATTTTTCTAAAACTACAGGATTAGAATCTGTATCAAAGAAATCTCTAATAATTAAATCAAATGTATTATTATTAAATGATATGTTTGCAACTGATACTTTTATTTCAGTATTAGCATCATTACCATCAGATATTGTTATTGCTTTAAATAATCTATAAACAATATTACCTCTAAGTTCAGATACAACCCATGGTGATTCAGGAGTTTGATATCTCTCAAGATAGTATCCAATAGAATCTGCGTCATTATTTCTAGCCTCTTCTAATGATAATAAACTACAATTTAAACCTCTAATAAATCCTTTATTATAACCATAAGAAAGTAATGTTGAGTATCTTTCCTCGATAAATAAAGGAACTTCAGTTCTATCTTTAGCAAAGTTTTCAACACCAAATACTTTAGTAATAAAATTAGAGTTTGCAGGTGCAAATGAAGTTTCAAATGTAAAGTTTTCAGAGTCAACCGTCACACCTGAAATTGCAAAAGTTGAAAATGGATTTTGAGAAACCCCTGAGTATGAACCTGTACAAACTAATTGTACATCATTAACTCCTGAAACTTGATAACTTGGTCCATGTTGAGACGCTGAGTAATTAGTTATACCTCTTGAACGAAGAGTTGCAATTACTAAATCATTATACCCCGAATAAGTTAGACCTGAGAACCCGTAGTAATATCCCGATACTGTTCCTGAAAATTGTCCTGAGACACTATAAGCAGTACCTGAAAGTGCACTTACATTAGTGTAGAACGAATTACCATAATATTGTTCACCTGTTGCAGGTGGTACAAAATTAGCGTAGAACCAAGCGTCGTTTGTTCCTGAACAGTAATCTATTGTTGATGCACTAATACTATTAACATCGAATACATTCGTTGCTGACGTTAAACCAGCAACTACGTTTGCATTTACTTGTGTTCCTGAAACAGGACCAAAATAATATGCTGATGTTGCAGATAATGAGTTAGTTGTAAATATCAATGATAACTGAGCTTTTAAATCTGATAGTATCGAAGAACTCCCTCCATCAAATTGTACATAATTGTTATTATAGTATGTATTACCCGAAATAACACTTGGTACCGCACTTGTAAATGCAATTGATGATGTTGACGCAGTAGAACCAGTAAAGTTAAAACTAAATGAAGTTCCTCCAGTAAGTCCTATTGTATTACAATCAACATTTGATACTGTTGAGATAGACCAAGAAGGACCTGCGTCATAACCTGATAAACCTAAAACTCTTGTTACAAAAAGTTGATTTGATTGTTGTAAATACGATTTAGCAATGTATGCTGCTTCATATTTAGGGATTTGTGTGTTCACAAATTTTTCAGGAAGTGTACCACCGAAGTAAGTTTCAAATTCTCCGTAGCTTGAAATGAATATAGGTTCAAACGCTGGTCCTTTTAAGGTTTCCCCAACTATACCTAAAGTAGTAACTCCGACACTTTGTGAAACAAATGATAAGTCTCTTTCTGATGTGTATACACCCGGCGAGACGAAAACTTTGTTTGATGTTGCCATGTTTATTTTAAATGTTTTTAAAAATTTATTTATTGATAAATATTGTCATTTTAATCAAAAACTAATGGGTCTACTAACTATTTATCAATCAGTAGGAATAAATTCTACCTTTTTTCTACCATGGAAATCAAGAATATAAAAATATCCCCTGACAGTCATAAAATCCTAAAAGATTACTGTATGAAACATGGTTTTAAAATCCACAAGTTTTTAGAGAAACTAATTATGGATAACTGTGAAGAAAAAAAAGATATCTACGGTGAAAATTAAATGATAACGGAAATCATATTAAATGTAGATTCCAAAGAATTGTTATCTTTAACTATATTAACTGTAAACACATCATTTGTGTTAATTTGAATTTCACCTTGTGGTAATTGAGAAATATTATTTCCGTAATAAAGACCGTTAATATAAAATTCGTAACTTGAGATATTAACATTTCCTATAACTTTAATATTTGATGTATACTCAAATGTTTGAGTATATGCAGTTGTTCCCACAGGAAAGTTCACATTCATAACAATTTCATCAGGATTAGGTGGGAATTTTTGTTTTTTAACTTTTTTCTTTCTTTTATCTAACTCTACTAACATTAAAGTCCTATTAATAGCAGGTTTAACTTCGTATTCTTCTTCATCACTTAAAAATCCTTGAAGTGTAAAACCGTAAGACTGAATGTAATATCTTCTTTTTTCTAAATCCATAACACTTTCATCGGATATTTCATCTAAAATAATTGGGATATAGTGACCTTTTATACGAGTATATGCCTGACGAGATGCAAATTTTTCAATAACAATCTGATTGAATTTGTTCAACTCTCTCATTCTATTACAGATAATTTTAACAGAATATTTTATGTCAACGGGGACTGGTTGTGGAATGGTATAAATGTCCATACCCTTTCTCTGACCATCCCATGTTGGAACTGCAGCGTAATAATATTGTTTTCTATTAGGGATATTATATCTCAACGATGGTAATGTCCCAAATTTAACTTCGGGAGTTCTAACTGTTGTAATAATTGGGGGTTGGACATTTTTGTCAATATTATTGAAATCCCATGTTTGAGTAAACTGAGCCCAATTTTGAGTTGTCATTAAAATGTCAACTACTTTAACAACTTTTCCACCAACAACAGTTTTTAAATCATTTTTTATAAAATCTAAAAACCCTCTATCTAAATCTTCATGTAAAATAGACTTAGGTAAATAAGTTCCATCCTTATTGATGTCTTCAAGAAGTTCCTCTCTTCTCGCATAACCAATAGGAGGATATGTAAGGGGTAAAGTTTTTTTTATTTTTGGTAATGCCATTATAATCCTCTAAATTCGTTTTCCATTACAGGAGATGCGTTTATGGTTCTGTAGAACGGTTTGTATCCTGCGTATGTATGTTTGTTATCTGACACTACACGTCCATCATTATTAACTACATAATATCTAACTTGAGTTTCAGTTTCGTAATAACCAATATAATCACCAAGTTCAATGTCCACTTCTAATTCATCTAAATGTTTTTGGTATACTGAAATTCTTGCGTTACCAGGTTCCATTTGACTAATCTTACTCGAACCGAGAAACTTATTTTCAGGTGCAACAATTTGTAAATAAGCTTTGAACTCAACAGGGGGTAAAAATTTAATACCGTCAACAGAAGCTTCACCATATACATCATCAACATTTGTCTTTTGTTTATCTACACGATATAATACAAGAGTGAAGTTCATATCACCATTTAACCATTCCATACCCATTGAAACATCCAAATTGTAGTCTTCTTCTCCGAAAAATTTACCTAATCTTGTTATTGGAACTATTCTATTTGACATATTGATAAATATTTCTTTTTTGATTATTATTATAGTTGTAGAGTTAATTAAAATATTTTGACCACATCCACAGGACATTTAAGTGTTGAACAGAGAGCAATTTCTATTCTTGAGAATTATCAGGGGTCAAATAACTATATCCTCAAATTAAAAAAACAAATTGAGTCAAACAAGAAATATGTCCCAACGAGAGCTCAATGTAACTATGTAATTGATTACAATTCGGTTGTTCCAAAAGTTGCGAAAAAATGGGTTGATATTGATTCTTACTTTTCTCAAAAACTTGTTGAGGACAACCCATTCATTAAAGAACCCGATAAGATTTACGTTGAAAAGATTTTAATTGAGAAAGATAAATCATATCATATATGGGGTAAGATTTTCAGTGCAGATACTATCCACGACTTTTGGATACCAAAGGCTGCGGTAATTAAAGAGTATAAAGAAAATGTTGTTGAGGTTGATTACTCAAAATATGGAAATCGTCCACCATTATCACATCAAAAAGAAGCTATAGAAAAATTATTAAAAAATAATAAATTCATTTTAGCGGATGACATGGGTCTTGGTAAAACCACATCAACGGTAATTGCGTCGTTGGAAAGTGGAGCAAAAAGAACATTAATCATATGTCCCGCATCTTTGAAGTTAAATTGGGAAAGGGAAATCAGAAACTATACTGATAGAAGTGTTTATATCTGTGAAGGTAAAAAATATGAAGATGCTGATTTTGTTATTACAAACTACGACATCCTTAAAAATTTTCACGACCCAAAGGATAAAGAAAACTCAATAATCTTTAAATCAAATTTTGATTTGATTGTTATTGACGAAGCACATTATGTTTCAAACGCTCAAGCTCAAAGAACAAAGATTATAATGGATTTCACCAAAGATATTAAACGACTTTGGTTATTGACTGGAACTCCCATGACTTCTCGTCCTATGAATTATTATAATATTTTAAAACTTATTGATAGTCCCGTTAGTCAAAATTGGATGGCATACGCTATCCGTTATTGTGGTGGGTATCAATTTAGAGTTGGTAATAAGAAAGTTTGGAATGTTACAGGAGCATCTAATTTGGAAGAGTTAAGAGAAAGAACTTCTCGTCAAATATTAAGAAGACTTAAGACCGATGTTTTAGATTTACCTGAAAAAATTATAACACCCGTTTATCTTCGTTTGAAATCAAAACTATACGAAGGATTGATGGGTGAGTATTATGATTGGTATAATAATCGTCAAGAAGAATCAAAATCACTTTCAATACAATTCACAAAATTAATGAAGGTGAGACAAGTTATTGCAGAGGAAAAAATTGCAACAACAATAGAACTTGCTGAGAACATTATTGAACAAGGTAAAAAAGTAATTATCTTTAGTAATTTCACAGACCCCCTTAAAAAGATACACGAACACTTCGGTAAGAAGTCAGTTTATTTAGACGGGTCATCTACAAAACCTGCAAGACAGGATGCTGTAGACAAGTTCCAAGAGAGTGATAAGATACAGGTTTTTTGTGGTAATATGAAAGCTGCGGGTGTTGGTTTAACCTTAACCGCAGCTGAGGCAGTTATTATGAATGACTTATCATTTGTTCCCGCAGACCACGCTCAGGCTGAAGATAGAGCATATCGTTATGGTCAAAAAAATAATGTTTCAGTATTTTACCCTTTATTTGAAAACACAATTGAAGGTGTAATTTATGATATTCTAATACATAAAAAACAAATTATTGGTACCGTTATGGGTGATGACGGGACCTCGGCAGATATTGTGGAACAAATCCTGAACGAAATCAACAATAAGTAAGTATTTATTGTTAATGAAATCATTAAACATTTTATCAGAATCATTAGTCAGTAGTATATTAGGTGAGGATACTCAACCTGAAACTAAATTTTTTATTAACGAAATGAAAACCATCGGTATTGATAAACTACCTTATGGATACGCATCGTTAAGAAGATTTATTGACCCTGAAACAATGAAGTTTCATTACCAAAAACATTACAAAGGGTATGTTAAAAAACTAAATTCAGCTCTTCGTAAAAAAGATTATGGTGATGTTGAATTGGAAAACATTGTTAAACAAATATCAAAGTATAATACAACAATAAGAAATAACGCAGGTGGAGCATTTAACCACGCATTGTTTTGGAAGATGTTATCACCCACCCCACAAAAACCAAGTGGTGAAGTGTTTCAAAAAATAGTTAAACAATTTGGTACTTACCGTAACTTCAAAACTAAGTTTGAAGAAGTTTCAAGAAAAAGATTTGGTTCAGGATGGTGTTGGTTAGTTTTAACTGATACAGGTAGGTTGAAAGTTATGTCCACTTCAAACCAGGACAATCCACTTATGAATATAATAAGTAAAGGTGGTTTTCCGTTGTTAGGTTTAGATTTATGGGAACACGCTTATTATTTAAAATACCAAAACAAAAGAGACGAATATATTGAAAACTTTTGGGATGTAATTAATTGGGAATTTGTTAATGAATTATACAAATCAAAAACTGAAAAAAAATTGACTGAATCTGTTTCTAATAAAAAACTTTTAATGGAACAATATAACACTTCTGATTTTGCAGATATTTTCAGTAACAACAAAGCCGTTCTTTGGAAATATAGAAAATGTATTGATAACACTTTGAAAAGTGTTATGTCAGATAAGTGGTATGAAAATGACCAATATCATCATGGTTCCGCTTCAGGTATTTACAACTATGAAACAGAGGGTCGTTCAGTTATTAATAAATTAAACACAAACTATATTGGGTTTAAGATTTTAGTTGAGGATATTAACATTGTCCTACAAAGATTAAATCAACCAAAATTAGAATTCATTGGTGTAACTCCTGAAAAACAAATCCAAGAAATTGATAGATTTTGTTTATTGTTAAGAACATATGGTTTTGGTAAAAGAATATTTGAAGGTTCTAAAACTTTAGATAAGATTATGGCTCTTTTGAATAGGACACACAAAAAAGGTGGTGACCTTGAGGCATATGTTGCAAATAAAATCAACAAAGAATTTGGTGATAAGACCGCAACTCTTATAGGTAGTTTAGGTTCCAAAGAAGATTTCGCAGGAACTGACTTAATAGTAAACTTTGATAATAAAATACAATCCGCTCAAGTAAAACCTATTTTGAGTATGGAAGTTATTGAAGGAATGTATCATATCAAAATCAAAGGATTTGTTAAAAAGTTTAATACTGACCTATTAATTTTTTCTAACTTAAATGAACCTATCTATGTTTTCAAAAATCAAGATGTTGATTTTAGTTCAAGTTTATTTAAAATCCCAACAGAAAATTTAATTTATACTGTGAATTGATATTTATATAGAAATATCACTTCATGAATACAATAATCGCAGAACCTTACAGAAGTCAGCTATACACAAAAGTTAGACACGTATTAGGAGCACCAATTCGTTCAATTGAATTAGAAGACGAACAAATGGATTCAATTTTGGAATTTGCTATTGGGGATTACGCTCAGTATGTCCAAGATTGGTTAATTGAATCACAATGGACTTCACTATACAATTTAAATTTAGATACTCAGTCTCTATCAAGAGCATTTGTAACTAAAAGTTTAGATTACGAAAACAGATACGCCCAAGCATATTCCAAAATAGTTGGGTTACAATCATCCCCACTTGGAGATTGGGAACTTAAAAAAGATTTTATTACATTAGTTCCAAACCAACAGATTTATGAAATTCCCGCAGGTCGTGAAATCAATGAATTATTGTGGTTTACACCCGCAACTTTAAATAATATTTTGTTTGACCCATGGAGTTTTGGGGCGTTAGGTGGTACGGGTATTGGAGGACCAGGTGGTTTTTCACAAATGGGTGGCTCGGGTTCATACTTTATGACATCAGCATTTGATATGTTATTAAGAATGCAAGAAATTAATATTCAGAGAAGAATTATTGGTGGTGATTTAACTTATAGAATAACAGGATTACCTAATGGTAAAAAGGCAATTCATTTAATGCAAACACCTGGTGGTAAATTTGACTTTGGTAACGCTTCATTACACCATCACCAAGTTTGGTATTGGTATTACGATGTTGGTCCCCAAGATAGGGATGCATGTTTGGCTGCAAATCCTGATATTATTAAACTCCCTTCAGATGTTCCAATGAATTCAATTGGTTGGGTTGACTTAAATGAACCAGCACAACAGTGGGTTAGAAGATATTTTGTTGCAAGTTGTAAAGAAACATTATCAAAAGTTAGAGGAAAATATTCAGGAAATTTAAAGACACCTGACTCTGAATTAACGATGGATTACGCAACTTTAGCGACTGAAGGTAAAGATGAAAAAACAAAATTGATTGAGGAATTAATTGGTGCTGATGGTAGATTGACAAGATTACGACCTGAAAAAATAATGGAACGTGAAGCATTAATTGCTGAAAATCTTAACAAACAGATGAAGTTCAGAGCGTTCCCAAGAAATATGTATGTAATTTAATTTTATGAGTATACAAAAATCAATTCCGATGAGACGTGTTATCGGAAATCAAGTTTTAACAACTTCTGAAGTATGCATGATTTCAGATGAAAGTTATACAACTGAAGGTGAATCAGTGGTTATTACAAAAGAATTAGAACAGATTGAAATTATTTTAAACCATTCTAATACTGACCACGTAATAGTAAAAGCCCTTACAAATACAAAAATCAAACCCATTGAGGGTTTGATTGATGAAGAGTTTAATGAAATTAATATTGAAAAAGGTGCTTGTGTTGAACTATATTACGCCTTTGGTTCATGGTTTATAGTATCGTCAGATGGTTTGAAAGGGTTTTAAACCATTTCTTCCCATCCTTCTTCAGCCAATTCGTAGATATATTCAGGGTCAATTCCTCGTTTACCCCAATATTCCATTTCTTGGTCTGTAATAGTTAACAAATCTTCAATACTATCTTGGTCACCATTTTCAAATGGAACACCATTGATTAGTTTACATTGTTCTTTGGTAAACAATCCTCTGTCTTTTGGGTCAGTAACAATTAAATTATTTCTAATTTCATCATTAAACACAATCAATAATGGTTCAATACGTTTGTTAAAGGTGGCGACAGCTCTTGCAATGTTATATTCACCAGTCATACCAGGATTGGACTCTAACTCAGCAGGATTTAATCTATAACAATTAAGTTGAACTACTGAACCGACCATATCTGAAAATGCTATTTCATATGCCCGTTCTGTTGGAATTCCTGTATTCGCTTCCTTATTTGTCGCATCACTACGAACCCAGTTATCCTCACCCCAAGATTGTTCCCATCCATTTTTTTGTAAAAATTTTACCTTTTCTTTTCTATCTTCATCGGTATTAAAAAATATATCTAATTGTTCTTGAGACCATCCTTTTTTAGGTTTATTAACCTTTTGAACATCTCCGTGTGATGCTTTAAGACCATTATTTACATAGAATATAACATCACCCAAACTAACCGCAATACCATCTCTAATTGCCAATTCCATATGAGCCATCATTGACATCATATTCCCCGCCTTTGTTTTTTGGTTTGAACGTTTCTTATAATCGTCAATAGATAGTTTTACTTTCGCTCTTTGAGCAATTTTCATTAATGGAATTTGTTGGTTAAAAATTACCTCCAAGTATTCATAATACCATTCAACAAATGCTTGTCCATTACCTTCTAACAACATCTTAATTCCCTTATCCAAAAAGTCCTCAATGTAAAGTGGTAGTTTCTTACTCTTGATTGAATTACCTGTAAGTTTAATCTTACCATTATGTTCCATTGTTGCGTAGTTCTTACGAGCAATATTCATACATGATTTCCATGTTCCATCACAATCTAATCCCATTGCTCCTTTCATAAACGTGTCATTAAACTCAGCAACATCGGCATCGTACCCTTTATATTCCTTACCTTCTTTAACTAACCAGTTCTTACCCTTACCGATATAAGTTCTATCATCTACACCACCTTCAGGTAATGAGAAGTTCATACCATCCGTATCACATACAAGTGGGGTATATCCTCGTTTCATAAAGAATCGTAACATCTGACGAAGGTATTGTCGTCCTGTACAGGTAATCTGTTCACCCATATACATATCACCCCAATGATATACCTGTGGAGCTGATAATGCTCCAAACATGGAGTTGATGAAAATCTTAATTGGTAATTGTTTTCTATCGTAAGATGTTGCTTGTTTTTTGTCTATTTCCTGATACTCTTTAGCCAAGTTTTTATACTTGATACGAGTATTTCGGAAGTAATTTAACATCCCTTTCATCGCTCCTGTAATATCACAAGTTGGAAATACATCGTGAACAAGTTGTATTGAAGGATAAAGTGACGAGAAGTCAAGTTTCAACACATCTGTTGAATAACCTACTTTTAATAATCGTGATAACCCTCCAACAAAGTCTGTTTTTTCATTCTTTTTAGGAATTGCTAACATGTTTTTATATGACCAAGCTCTCATTTGGATTTCCCATAATGTTGCGGTTCCCATAGTAGAAACTCTCTCGTATGTTGTCGGTACCAAAGATGCAAGTAGAAATGAACCTTGATTGAATTCTTCATCTACCGTTAGAGTTTCTTCCAAGTCATCGTCAAGGTATCTCTCAACCAAGTCATCACCTGTTGTTTTAATGTAGATGTTTGAGTGTTTAGAACAAGCATCATCAATCTTTGGGTCAACACCCACTTTCTTATATTTACCATTTTGTATGTTCAACCAAAATTCTTCTTTCTTCGCATAGAACGGACCGATATCTGTGTGGTCAATATAAACACGGTCAGAAGCTTCAGCTTTAATGTATTGAGTAATATACTTCAAACCCGCAGACTTAATAGATGAGTTAATTGCCTGAGCTCTTCTAACTGCGTGTAACGTATCCACAACATTGTAACCCCACATGGATGTTTGATTAAATCTTTCAACCTCGTTTGCCAACTTCAACATACTTTCAGATTGTTTGATTGGGTTGATTGGATTTAATGTCTTGGCAATTTTCTTAATATCTAATTTTAACGCTTTGGCTCGTTCAAAAATCCATAGCCAGTCAAAGTTAAATCCATTATATGATGCAATGATACTTGGTTTAAGTTCATCGATAGTATTGAAAAACTTGATGATACCTTCTCTTTCTTGTTCTTCATCAGAACACTCAATTACCTGACGAAAACCTTTATTGGTTTTCATTCCTATCATGAATATACGACCATCCTTTGGTTCTAATGCGGTCGTCTCTAAGTCAAATACAAACCTTGTGATACTATTGTAATCATCAAATCCTTTGAATAATCTTTTTTCTTTGGTAACCAAAAATTGTTCAACAGGTGGTAATATTAATACCAATCCTTTTGTTGTTTCACCCCATGGGTCTACACCACCATCTCTAAAGAATTGTATTAATGAACGATATCCGTTTAAGGACTTAACCATAAAAGTTAAACCTTTTTCTAATCGTTCATTACCATCGGTTCTTAATTTCTCAATAACAATTTTATGTTTTGTCATTGCCTCTTTTTGTAATGCTTTTGAGGATTTGTAGAAGTTTAATCCACGTAAGTCACCAACCCAAGCAAATGGGATGAAGGTGTCTTTTTTAATTTGTTTTCCGTGAATTGGGTGTTCAAGAATTTTCCAAACACAATCTTTGACGTAATCGTATTCAACACTGACGATATATTTTTCGTCATCATTTCCTTGAAGGAA